CAACACGATCGTCTAGACGCCAAGAAGAGAAGCGGTCAATAGGATTCGACGCCCCGCCCGTAACATCATTAATTCCCGCGTTATCATACGCATAAACACCGCCGTCAGACGCGGCTGTAACAACCTCAAAAAGACGCCTCTGCCATCTAAACGATTCAGAGTGTCTATTTTGGATATCTATGTAGGCGTCACTTACCCAGTTTGTTACCCGAGCAAGCTCTCCAGTTTGGCTCACAGTGGTAGAAGGGACTGCTGCCCCTCCGGCCAAGTTGGCCTCTAATGAGAAATTTTGGCATAACTCAAGAAAAGTTGACAATTGCTACTCCGTTTACGCAGCCTTGAGCCGTTCCTCAAGCCATTTTGCCCCTCTTGGATTATCATCTTTAAGTACCTCAAATCCGTACCTCAAGCCTCGTCTAGCGGGATGATCAACTCCGACGCCACGCTGATCGTCGTATTCAACATTGCCGTAATGTACTGGCTTTGCTCCAGCCAAGACGCCAACAAACATTCTCGGGACAGTAAAAACTTGCCCACGGACAAATGTTCTCGAGATGCCATTAACTGAAACTGTGAACACACGGTCAGCGTTTCTTTCTGCAGTGTCCCCTATCCGGATAGTGACCATTTCTTCATCAAATAGAAGAGCATCATGCTTATCCTTAAACTCTTGGCTAGTTGGATCAGTATTCCCAATATCCGTAACGATGAGCTTTGGCTCTACACCAGACTCATCTACCGTCATTATAACAGGAGGCCCAAGATCTACCGCGCTTGCATCTGTTTCAACATGCGTACTACCAGTAGGGCGATCTTGAGCAGTCATGCCCTCAAGCGCCTGCAGTATCCGATCGTTAGTCTGACTAATATCAGTCAGCTTCTCCTCAGTCTTTTCGAATCTTTCACTGAACTCTTTCTCTAACTGCTTGTTGGTCTTGTTTTTTTGATACGTCATAAGCCCCTCTATAAATTAGTAGGGCCCCGAAGGGCCCTGGTTTAACCACCTTCATAATCCCCAGCCACTGTGGCCGCAGACACTGAATTTCCAACACCTGGTAAGTATACTACGATGGCTTCCCCTGCTGTATTAGCAGAATCAACCAATGAAAGGTTGATAATTCCACTGGCTGGCGTCAGCACTTCAACGTGCTTTTTAGCCGTCTTAGTGTGCAGTATTGACCCGTCAATTGCGGTTAAAGCACCCGAAGCGGCCGTAGCCGTTAGCGACAAAGCCGCCAAGTCGTCTGTAATCCAAACGTCCAAATGGTGTACTCCCGGTATAACATTGCCAGCGCCGTCTCTGACCGCGATCGTAATGTCCATCTCGTCAGTTGCAGCTCCAGCGGCCAAGGTTGGCACAGCAGAAGCTGCCGTATTAACCTCTGTTCCGTCTGATTGCTCCGTTACTATCCGAGCATTTTTACCTATGCGAAGCTCGCCGGTAATCTTTAGCCGTGTTTCTCTTCCGTACAATCTACTCATTTTACTTTCCCTTCATAAGCGTCACCCCTACCTAAGTAGGGGCTTCGGGGGATGGATTAAGATCCTTGGGGTCTAAGAGGCAGAGTGGAAATACTTTCCATTGCTTCGAAGGTGCTCCAAGTGGTTGCGCCAAAGTTAAAAACAGTGCCAGAATTGTTCTTAATCACAATGTAGCCAAAAGGCATATATGTGTCTAAGTCAACCCAGGGGAATGAAGGAAAGGTTATAAAGTCACCAGAAGAGTCAAGCGATTGCAGCGCACCCTGATGAATTTGTAAAGCCCCCGCAGCATCCACGCTCATTACGAACACTGTTCCTTTGTCATCAGGAATAGTTTCGAAAGTTTCGCCTGCATAATCTGTAGTTCCCGGCGCTGTGTTTGTTTGAGCTGCATAGGAGGTAACAAACTTACCGCCAATAGAGCCTTCAACAGCAGTGTCAGTTGTAATTGTGGAGGTTGTGCCTGCGACCAAACCTGCGTCGGTCATGCAGAGCGTTACTCCGCGAATATCATTTGCTTGAGCCATCTTGTAAATCTCCTGTTCAGAGTGGTAATAACGCCCCTGTTTGGGGAGCTTTCACCCAGAAGCCCCACACTAGGCGGGGCTTAGGGGAAACCTTGTCGGGTTACCTATAGATCTGTGACCCCAACTTCGACGACCGCCATCCATCCATCGTTCTGGATAAAAGGAGCACACCAGAAGATCGCGCCAACATAGCCACGCTGGCCGTGCGGATCATTCTTATCCTTCTGGGAATGAGGAATGTGAGAGACATCGAACGAATTCAATCCGCGCAATGCAACGTCACCCCAAGCATCTTCGCCAACAACGATCACAGGGTAAACGTCGATGTTTGCCCCAGTCGTGCTTACTAGGCCGGTGGCACCAACAGCCGCGCCAGAGTCCGGTATAGAAGTAAGCTCTGGCGAGATGATGAACCTGTATCGATCCACTGCACCAAGCTCGCATTCGTGCATGACCTTACGTGAACCGTAAGACGCACACTCTACAAATCCTGGCAATTCCCGAATGTCGTTCTCACAGTCGGTGTGGCAGAAAACGAGGAAGCCCGCTTCTACAGCCGTGGTGTTGTAGTTAGCTGACGGAGCCAGAATCTCCGTAATCATGTCGCACCGATTACCAAGCAGGCTACGAGTAACCTTTCGAAGCAATCCGAGTTTGACAGTTTCATCAACAGTAACTCTTGAAGTACCGCCTGCATAGAACAGGTTGGTACAGCCTTTAAGGACACCGTAGCGAACCTTCTCGCGTACAAGGCCCATACGCTGACCACACTGCTTCTTCATGGCCATAGGGATATCATCCTCATATAGCTCTGCAGTCTTGTCAGTGTACATATAGAGGGCGCTGTATTGATTAAGCGTCACAGTGATATCTTGCGGGATCAAAGTGTCTGCTGGAGGTGTTACGCCGTCCTGAGTCAAATGGGTATTGGGATCTACCACCCATTCGTTGATGGTTGTTGCGTTAGTTGTTGCGCCACCAAAGGGTAACCAGCGCCTGAAGATAACTGTATCAGACTGGTTTTTACCCATCTTGTGCTGTGTGCCGGTGATGCCAAGCACTTCTTTAGGTACGGCATGCTTGAGGATAGCCCCTTTGAGCTTTCCAATTCGCTGCGCCGTCGTGTCATATGTTTGCATAGTCATAGTGCGATACTCCAAAAATTTCGCTAATTAGAACAACAACCGCATATATAAGCGGATGCTCTTTCATTCCCTTTCCTAATCAACGAAGGATTTTCATCGTTCGCATAAACCTATTGGGGCAGTTTCCTGCGCCTAACCCTCAAACCCTTGCTCAAAAGCCTCGTCTGCCGACATTCCTCCAGTTGACCTTCTTGCCGTACTGCCACCTGAAGTGGGAGTATCTGACCTTTCTAGCAAACTGCGAGATAACTCGCCACGCTCTCCTCGCCTTTCCTCTCTTTCGTATCTCCTCTTCCGCTCGGCTCCGAAACCGTCTAACAGCACAAGGGCATCTTTAACCCTGGGACTGTGTTTCAGCTCTTGTACCTCAGCGGGCTGAGAAGACATCCATGATTGGAAGGCCTGAGATTTTACAGCTTCTTCCCATCCTTCATGCTTTATGTCCAGATATGCAAGGGATCTTGCGTTTGCGGCCGTTTCATTGGCGGCATTAAGCTCTCCTTTAAATTCTGCACGTAAACCATCTACATCAGGAATCTTACCTAATAAATTGCTTGCCTGTAACCCTAATTTTTCCTCCATTGCTTCCGCCCACTCCGGGAACTCTTCTTTGAAGGCTACAAACTTGGCTCCATCCTCGTAGGCATCGAGCATTTCCGCCTTAGATGGTGCTGACGCCCCTCGTAGAGCTTGGGGTGGTTGAGAAGGGCTATCAAGCTTCCTCAACAACGCCTGCATGGTGCCGTTCATCTCGCCAAACTTGCCTTCCATGTTCCTGACGCGCTTCTCGAACTTTTCGTCCTGATCAATCTCCGGGGCCTTTTCCTCTTCCGGGGCTTGAGATCTTTCGAAATCATCGAACATTTTGTTCAGCTTTTTCTCTTCCTCCGGGATTTCTTCTGCAACTGCCTCCTCCCGAAGCTCTTCTTCAGGCTTCATTAAGAACCCTTCGCTACGCTCTCCTGGCGATGAGTCTTCCTCAAATCCAGCATTAAGAGCGTCTTCCGCCGATTGCTCTAGCGCCTCAGAACTTAAATCTCTTTCCTGATCAGACATTTATATTACCCCTCAGTTGTAGTTTACTTTTCTTTTGTGCTTTAAATTCATAGATCTTGTTTTTGACGCTTTTAGAAAATGCTTAATCTCTGCGATCCGGCCCTTACGAACAGAGGATTCGGAAACCGTCTCTTTCAGATCGTCGCCCTTTGAGCGTAATTCGTCTAACCGAGCATCCATATAGGCACAGATCTCTTTATACACTGCCCGCTGCTCTTGAATCTCGGTTAGATCAAGGACTACACCGCCAAAATCCTTATCTTGACTCAACACTAACCTCCGCCCTGTAGTGATAAGACTGCCCTCTAACTTGGGCCACCTCACCTCTTTTAATTCTACCCATTGTCACGGGGTCTTTAATGCCGTCAGGCACATCGACATGGCTTACTGGCACCCAATCTTCAGGAATCGCACTAGGATCTAGTGATTTAAAGACAGTAAGTCTGCCAAATGATAATTTACCCAATTTTACAGTCATGCTTCGAATGCCCTCCCTGGAGGAGCCCTGCCGGGCACTTCGGTAGCGGGCCTTATTGTTTGCCCTCCAGCCCCTGCCAGCTCTTTCTGAGTTGTTAGTTTCATAACGACTTCCGCAATACCGGCCCTGATCTTTTCTGCTTCTCTTTCGGTCAAACCGTCCTCTTTAGCCTGAACTATTGCAGTATCAATCTGCTTCATTGCTGCCTCAAACTCCATCTTCTTCCTGGCTTCTTCCGCCTCGAATTGCATTCTCCTCTCATCCACCTGCACATCAAGCTGCTTCTCCATCTTGGCCACTTCACCTCTAATGTTAGCCACCTCAACTGCTGGATCTGAAGGTGGCTGAGACATCTGCTCAACAACTTTCTGCCATTCAGGGTCGTCATACTGGAATTTTTCAATGTCCAGTCGTTGCTGGGTTAGCTGCTGGGCCATCCACTTTTTTGGATCTAGCCCGAATACCGGGTTCATTACTAGCTCGCCCATCTGCTGTATAAATTGATTTTGAGCATCCCGCTCAAGTAACGCCGAAGATCCCTTGGCATGGATCTCGAAATCCCCCTTAATCTCCCAGTCCTCTCCGTGCTGGAGCAGATATCTATAATATCGCCGGATATGAGGCTCTGTGATCAGATCATCAAACAATCTGGCAATTCTTCGCATGACTGTGGATGCGTTGTTATGCAATAACTGCATGCCGCCAACCGTTTCCGGAGCAGATCCCTGCTGGCCCTGCATAATAAGAGGCATGCCGCTGACATCTTCAGCCATTTTCAGGCCCATAGTGATTATCGCCTGCAGCTCTTGTTGGACCATCGGGATGGTGATGAATCGAAAGGCGTTATCAATATGATTTAGATCAGCGTCCTCAGCGGCCATCCACCCTTTTCTCGGCGCTAACTCCATCACTCCATCCATAGGGGTTACAAGACCTTGCTGATACATCCACATAGGACCGCCAGCCAGGCCAGCATTATCCATCATGTTTCTTGCGGCACCGTTTACTACGCGCTGCGCCGATCGGAGCTGACGAGAGATACCAATACCCCAGCATGTTCCCTGTCGCCTCTGCCAAACCATGACATCGTAAGGGAATTCGCCTGTTTCAAGGTGGTTAGGCATTAACCGAATAATATGGTTGTTTACCATCGTAACGCAGATATCAACGACATCTGCGTATTCTTCCCCGACTTCGAATCCAGCAAGAGCTATATCTTCTCTTTCCAGCCGACCATAGAAATACCAGATCTCAAACAGGCCGTCTCTACTGCTAGATTCTGAGAGGCCGTTAAATGGGGCGTGTGACCCTTCTCCCGCCTGGAACTGCTTTACTGCAATCGCAGGGCCTTCCATTAAAACTTTTTCGATTTGTTCGTCCAGATACCCTGGGTTTCCGCGAAGCTCACTCAAGCTCTTTGCTACAAGCAAGTCGCGCTCAAAAATGAACCCGCCAGTGTGAATATCTTCGCCACAAGCAGGATCAGGAAAGAGCTGCCAAGGGTCAACCCGAACGGACACCGGGGAGATCTTTTCTTGAACCAAAAGCTCATCTTTAACAAACGCGACACTTTTGGTCTTCTTTGGGAGAGGCCCTTTCAGAACTCCACAGCCAATCTTGGCGGCATCAGCCACCACAAGGCGCATCTGTGCCGTGTAGTTGCACTCTATGTGCCAATCTTCTATCTGCTTTTCGGCACCATCAGCCTTCTTTTTGGATTCCTTAAGCTCTTCCTGAACTTGGCTGACAAGTTGATCTCTGACTTGAACGGCTTTTTCCGCCCCCGCCTGAATTGGGTCTTCCTGATCGTCAAAGCGGCCTGTATCTACTTGATTTTGGAATTCGCTATCAATCTGATTCTGAACTTTCTTAGGTACTTCTCCGCCCGCTATCTGAATTAAGTCAGGAACTGGCGTTGGCTTAATAGACCATCCCTTCTCATTGCTGGGAAGCAGCATGTCGCCAACCCTAGCGTCGGCCGCATCTACATAAGGCCTAGTGACATTGAAAAAGATTGTTGATCCGTCAGGCCGATCCCCTCCAAGAGCAGCCTGGCCCATAGGCTTTGTTCTCCAAGCCTTGGATTCACCACGATTGGTGTCATCGACACCCTCGTAATGCTCTTCATCTTCAAGCCATTCTTCCTCAATACCGGATTGTGATCTTCCGTCTATCGCATGAGATCTTTTTTGAGCGATCGCCATGCCAAGATTCTTTAGCATGGTATCAGTATCGTCAATCGATCCTTCCATGCCTTCTTCGCCAGCAGAAGATGCAATGTCATCCTCCTCTTCCGTTTGCATCATTTCACTCATGTTGTCCCCAGCTCATAAAGCTCCGTTAACCGTTTCATTTGCCGAATAATAATCTCTTGAAATGTATTTCCCTTCCGGTAATTCTACGACGAGTCCTGCCGGTACGCCAGCATCCACCCCTCTAGCTAACTTCACTTTACGGATCGCCTCAGCCTTAGTCAGCTTGTCGTCGTCAGGGAAGTCTATGGAGCTTATCTCTAAGGACGTCATAGGCATGTCTATAAGCTTGCTAAAACGCACTGTGCGGCCGCTAGGCAGCCTCTTAGGACGCATCACCTTCCTGCGATCCTCAGCATCGGCTTTAACTTGCGCCAGGGTCTTTTGAAGAGACTTTTCTTGTTCCAAAATTAGATCGTGCTCTTTCTGACTTATCTCCAAACTTAACTCATGCTCTTTTTGCGCTCTTATCACTGTCCCGTAAAATCCTAAAAGCAATAATATAATGCTGGCTGCAGAGGTTGCGCTATAAAAAACAAAATCAAGCTCAAGATAATTCCCCGCAAACGAGCAAATAAATCCCACGCCCCCTATTGTCATCAACTTTTCTGATGGCATCGAGCCAAAAAAACCTTTTGCTACTTCTCCCCCATCTAATTTAACAACCATTTCAGCACCTCCTGCGCCAGATAACTAGGGGGATATACCTCTCGCCTCCATCTCTTCCCGATCCGAATCCAAACGAATCTGTTTAATTTCTAATCTTCTTACTTCTCTTTGCTGCGGCGGGCTTAAATCAGGAAGCTGGTCTAGCTGGGTCAGCCTAATATCGACAATTACTGACGACATCTCATTTCTAGCATATTTAGACTCATCTTTTGTCAGAAAAGTGAGATCCATCCACCAAGCCCCGCCCAAAGCGGCAACTAACAACGCCAGCAAAGTTGAAGGGTCAAGTCTTTGAATCAAAAAATCTATAAGATTATTCATCCATTTCTTCCGGAATATTCTTCATAGCCAAGAAGTATCTCTCCAGTGGCCCCGGCCGCAGGTGCGACAACAATATTGAAGGGGAACTCAATACCCCCCTCGTAATACTCTATCTCGTCAGCCGCCTTTGCCGACTTTAGCTTAATGACACTTGCCAGGCCGTCATTAATCGAGCAAACATGAGCAGAAAGAACCGTATTTACCCGGATAAGTTTCAAGAGAGCCGGTGTAGTTATGGCGGTCACTTTCCCCAGAGATAGGTCGACAATCACATATTGCAAAATTTAAGGCCTGTCATCTCTAATTCGAAGAGAGCAAAAGAATGTCTCTGCAGACTCCGGGACGTAGCCATTTTGCATGATCGGATACCCATATAGCTCTCTCGTACCGCTAATATTAAATGGCAGAGCAATATTTTGTACGATGTTGATTTGGTCGGTTGCTGTAGTAGTCCAGCCGCCTGTAGGGAATGTGACAACCCCCACACACGTTAATAGCTCGGCATTAGTCAGTGTATTCGGTGCATTATCAGCATCTACGCCTACATCGGTATGAAATAAGAGAAGATCTATCTCCGGCCCTACAGCTACCGTCCCGCTAATGACCATTGTGGCCGATACAATCTCCCCTGTCTTGCTTCGATCGCCAACGACTCTTGGGAAGGTGTAATGAAGATTGCCAGTAGCGTCAGCCAAAGCATCTCCAATCGTGTATGTGGTGGTGTTGGCGGGGCGAGTAATAAGATTACCCCCGACACTACTGCTTTGAATAGACTTTATAGCTAATATGGATTCTGACATTTTATCCTCGTTGTTTAATAACCCACACCAGAATCGGTATAGGCCCTTCTTTTAAAGGTTGGCATGGGCTTGGCCTCCATAGGCCCGATAATTTTCATCTCATCATCACAGATTCTACTCATCATATCCAAGAAGTCATCCCACTTGGAAACGGGAAAATGAGAATACTCAACTTCTATTAGATCTGCGATTATATCTCTGCTTGTCCCGTCTACCATCGGTTTCATCAATCTTTCTGGTAACCAGATCTTCCCTTGGCTCAAAAGCGGGATCAAACGACGGATACGATCCTCCTTTTTTAGCGAGCCACCAAGCTCAATAATCTTAAACCGATAGTCTAAGACCTCCATTTCTGCTTGTATGTGGGCAATATCGCTTTGCGCTCCGTATTGCTCATAGCCTACTCCCTTTGGCTTGTACTTGTGATGCCACTCGAATAACAGCTCCGTGCGCTCAACCAAGTTCAGCCGGTCACGAACCCCGTCTATTAGATAGTATTGGTCATCCTGGCCTTTGCCAAAGACTCCCATTGCCGTATTGTCTCTTTTCCCTGTTACGCCGGGTTTTCTTTCCCCAGCAGGGTCTACCAGTATTATTTTGTTGCAGCGTTTTGGTGGAGTCTTGTACGTCATGAGCCAGTCTAACCGCAGTTCGCCCCCTCCTTTCGGTGACGGCCTTTGCTGATACTGCCCTGCTGTATTGTATGGCCCCCACTGCTCCTCCTGAGCCAAAGCCGCAGCCTCGTTGACGCGAGACTCAAACATTAGCTCCCCAGGGTAGGTTCTTGGATCAAAGAGGTCAGGCCGATTAATATCTTTGCCAGCATCGAATGCCGACTCACCTTCGTATCTCATGGGGATAATTAGATGAATCCAAGGCTCTTTCTCCAGACTTAGCAAATAGCCAGTAAGGTCTTCCGAGTGAAGCCGCTGCATGATCACAACGATCGCGTCTTCATTCGGATTGTTCATTCGGGATGTCCAGCCCTCCTTCCAAGCATTAAGAACCTGCTCCCGCTTTACGTCAGAAAGGTTCTTTGCGTCATGAGGATCGTCAATAATCAGCGTCTGACCCCGCTTACCAGTAACGCTCGACGTCATCGACTGGGACTGCCTATGCCCCCGATTTTCATTAGCGAATAGACCTTTCTCGTCTTGCTGACGATCCATTGTAACTTTATCGCCCCATCTTGTCTGGAACCACTCAGATGTCACCAGTTGACGCATCTTTACAGCATCACGCAAAGCTAGAGACTCATCGTTGGATCCGCAAAGAAATCGATGGGAAGAATCAGTCGCCCATGTCCACGCAGGCCAGAACACTGAAACAATCAATGATTTCATCGTCCCAGGAGGAATGTTGCAGATTAAACGCTTAATCTCTCTAGAGCTAACCTTCTCCAGATACGCGCAAATAAGACTTAGGTGCCAGTTCCACTGCAAAGGATTTGATGGCTCGAGAATATGCCACCCGCCTTTGATAAAATCAGCCAGATTCTCTTCTTGGCTGGCTTTAAGGGCCCTCTCAGATACTTGCTGCCGTAACGCCTGTATTTGATCCGGGCTCAATTGAGAGAGATCCACTGTCAGCCCTGGCTTTTTCACTCCTCTCATCGGCACACTTCTTCCTATATTTCCGCATGTAGTGTTTCATATAAACCCTTCTGGAGCTTAATTTCTTTTTGTAGCGCCTTACTCTTGCCGACTTCTTGATAAACTGGGATAGCTTATTTACCTGGGCTTCGTACAGCTTACATTGCTCACAAGAGGCCGATTCCAGCATATTCGCTATATCAGCAAGCTTTTCTTCAACCGTCTTCTCAGGCGGCATTGGGAGGCTCCTCCGAAGGCTGCGCTTCTTCTAACTGTATCTCCATAATAAATCGGCGCTTAAACGCCTGATACATCTCTTCGATCAGCAGGGGAGCTATTTCATCCTTCCCAACAAATTGGCCGGTAATGACGCTCCCCATAGGAATAACATACTCGGATCCTCCGTAAGTTTGGAAAAACTCCACCATGTCGTCGCTCGTCATGGTTCCTTGCTCGCCTCTAATTGCCATACAACATCCCTAACATCTATTATTTTGCAGCTACGCCACTCTTCTTCTCATACGATCGCATCGCCCCAAGGCCCAGCATCCCCATCAGCACAGGCATCAGAACCGTTAAATCAACTACGGGCAGTACCGGTGGATCAGGCATAAGAATCGCGGCAGCAAAAACAAATATCGGCTGGAGAATCGTGTTGTAAAACAACGCCAGGACACAAGTCCAGCCACAACCAGGCCTCCAACCACCTTTGAACAGGGAACCAGACTTGGCCTCCTCCATGTTGACCTGAATCTGGGCCAACATAACCTGAAGCTCACCAGTGAACTCCATCGCATACTCGTTACTCGCCAACTTAGCAGCAAGATCTTTGTCCTTAACAAACTTATCAACAAACTTGCCAGCAAGATTTAAACCAGCCGTAATTGGATCAGCAGCCATTATTATTCTCCGCAGGGATTTGGCTCGCGTAAGCTCGAAATTCTCGGCTTCTTTTCTCAAATTTAAGGCGAGAGGCAGCGTATGCAGCATCTGCTTTAGTCAAATGCTCACTGATTACCACAGGAATGTCTCCGGTAA